AGCACTTGTTCCACCCATATCATCTTGACCAGCAACAACACGACCACGAAGATCAGGAATACCAAAAGTAGATGATCCATCACCAGCACCATAAGTTGTGCTTATAATACCAAACAATGTAGAGTATGTAGAACGACTTACTGTTTGACCAGCACATAGTAAAAATCCAGTAGGAGCAGAAGCACCACCAAAAGGTATAACTGCACCAGTAGGCATAGCTCCAGTTAAGTTAGAACCGTCACCAAAGAAAGCACTTGCACATACTTTAGAACTTACGTGTACATTTCCTTTAACAGTTACATCAGATAAAAATGTAGCGTTACCTGATACTGTAACAGTGCTATTAAGTTGAGAAGCACCACCAACAACTAATGCACCTGAAACTGAAACATCATCTTCAAATTCTGCTTTACCAGTAGTATTAAGAGTACCTGCTAAAGAGGTATTACCAGATACATCTAAAGTTCCTCCAACAGTTAAAGAACTAAATTCTGTTGGAGCAACATTAAAGACACTTGTTCCATTAGTTATTACAAATTGATTTTCTGTTGGTCTTATTGTAACACCAGTTTGTCCAGCAACTTTTAATATAACATCTGCACCAGCAGAAGCATAAGATACAGAGTTACGCACTACATAACTTTTAGAATTATTAGGTATAAGAATATTAATTGTACTATGAGTTCCACCTACACTACCTTTAACTTCAAGAAAAGCAGAACGAGCTTGATCACCACTACCTTGATTTTCAGTTAGTGTAACATTAGCAGTTGTTCCTACTGATATAGTTGTATAACCAGCAACTGCATCATCAACAAGACTAATAACACCATCATTGAGAACTTGTCCCCAACTATTAGCATTGTCTCCATCGCCTTGTTTATTAAGTCTTAGGTTAGTGGTAAAAGTACTAGCCATTTTATTTTCCTTTTATTCTTCAGAAATTTGTTTTGCTGTTTTGTAATCTGATCTTGATGTTACTAAAGTAATAAAATCACTTTTTATACTAGGTATTGAATCAGTAAAGCTAGTGTCTTCCATTAATTTTACAGTCCATTTTTGTTGAAGTCGTGAATAACAATTAGCTGTTTTTTCACTTACCATTGTTTTAATCCAAGTTTCAGGATCAATTAAATTATCCTCAAGAATTTTTTGATCTTCATCACTTATTGATAATGTTAGATTTAGTGCCATTTTTAATTCCTTATCCTAATAAATATCCACCAAAAACAGTGAATGGCTGTTGCGCTGATCCACTACTGAGATCTACTGTATCACCTCCTGCACCATTAAGTACAATTACTAAATTAACTGTATCACTTGCATCCAGCTTCATTATCCCTGCTACACTCATACCAAAATTAACTCCTGCATTTGCAAAGTTTATGGGATTAAAAGTTGTTTCTATATTACCAACGTCTGATTGATTTGATTTTATTGCAAACGTACACTGACTAGTGCCAGAAGTCATTCCACCACTTATAAATACTTCTCCAAAAAAATGATACACTCCTGCCACTGGTGCAGTAAAGGTTGCATTTGATGCATTGAAATCTGAGTTAGTATCAAAGTATTCTGTGAATCCATCTGTAATTGTATATGATGTACCATTTCCTGTTCTGTTTAAAGAGTTGCTTGTCATCCTAGCAATAAAACCTGATTGTGATGCTTTTAAAACATGACCTGCTGCATCAGTTTGTAAAGCAGAAGCTACAGTTAAAGTACCTGCTACTGATACATTACTTTGTAAATGAGTAGCTCCTGCTACTGTGACTGTTCCACCTACAATTAATGCTCCACTTACAGACACATCATCTTCAAACTCTGCTTTGCCTGTAGCTAAGAATGTACCACCTACAGACGTATTTCCTGTAATGTCTAGAGTAGAACCAAGACTTGTAGCTCCAGCTATTGTTACTGTAGATCCAAAGTTAGAAGCTCCTCCTACACTTAAAGTAGAAGCAAGTGAAACTGCACCACCTATTGTTGTTGTTCCACCTATATTAACATTACCACTTACTGAAACATTACCATCAAATGTAATATTACCTGTAGTAAATAATGTGCCACCTACAGAAACATTACCTGCTACATCTATATTTCCAGAAACTGATACACTGTCTTCAAATATAGCTGCCCCTGCTACAGTTACAGTAGATCCTAAATGTGTTGCACCACCTACACTTAATGTAGAAGCAAGACTAACTGCACCTGCAACTGTTACTGTACTACCAAAATTAGCAGCACCTCCTACACTTAATGTAGATGCTAAACTTACTGCACCAGCAATAGTAGTAGTACCACCTATATTAACATTACCTGATACTGATACAGCATCTTTAAAAGTAGCTGCTCCTACTACTGTAACAGTGCTTGCAAAGTTAGTTGCTCCACCTACACTAAGAGTAGATGCAAGACTTACTGCACCAGCTACTGTTACCGTTCCTCCAATATTAACATTTCCACTTACTGAAACATCGTCTTCAAATTCAGCTTTGCCTGTAGTAATTAATGTTCCACCTACAGAAGTATTACCAGTAATATCTAAAGTTGATCCAAGACTTGTAGCTCCTGCTATAGTAGTAGTACCGCCTATATTAATATTTCCACTAACAGATACATTATTATCAAAAGTAGCTGCTCCAACAGCTATAAATGTCCCACCTATAGAAGTATTACCAGTTACATCTAAAGTGCTTCCTAAACTTGTAGCACCAGCTATTGTAACAGTGCTTGCAAAGTTAGTAGCACCTGCTACACTAAGAGTGGATGCTAATGAGACTGCCCCTGCTATAGTAGTAGTGCCACCAATATTAACATTTCCACTAACAGATACATCATCATCAAAAGTAGCAGCACCTACTGCTAAAAATGTACCACCTATAGATGTATTTCCATTTACATCTAAAGTGCTTCCTACTGATAATGCAGCAGATACTGCTAGACTACCACCAACTCTACCATCACTAATAATAGAAGCAGCTATACCTGTAAGATTAGAACCATCTCCATGATATGCTGATGCACAAACTCTAGCATTAGTAGCTTGAATATTTGTACCTGCAATAGTAACTGTGCCACCTACATTAAGATCACCACTTACAGAGACATCTCCACTAAATCCTGCATTACCTGTACTTCTAAATGTACCACCAACTGAAGCAGAAGTAGCTACATCTAATCTACCACTAACAGAAACATCATTATCAAATGTAGCTTTAGATGTAAATGTACTTGCACCTGCCACATTAAATGTACCACTAACAGATACATTATTATTAAATATAGCTGCACCCTCTACAGTTACTGTACTACCAAAGTTAGCTGCTCCTGATACAGATACGTCATCTTTAAATACAGCTTTACCTTCTACAGTTACAGTAGAACCAAAGTTTGCTGCACCACCTACAGTAACAGTTGATTTTAAATGTGTAGCTCCTACTATAGTTGCGGTACTAGATACTTGTAATGTACCGCCTACCACTGCATTACTAACTGATATATTACCTGCTATTACAGCAGTAACACCTGTTATATTTGAACCATCTCCATAAAATGCAGAAGCACATACTCTATTATCTACATGAAGATTATTATCAAGAGAAACAGAACCAGCAACTCCTAAAGCACCACTAACTTGCACAGCATTAGTTGCAACTTTAAGTGCTGTATTAGTACCATCTCCTGTTTGTATAGGTTTAAGAGATGTGCTCACACCTTCATTACTAACAGCAGAACTTACAAGTATAAGCTGTTTATAAGTATTTGAAATAAGTCTTCCTGTTAAATCTGTCATATTAGTTGCCAATACTGTTCTGTTGAATCATATGTACTTGCTGCTTGATCCCATGTTAAATTTCTTCCTGTATCATCTGGTCTTGGATTTAGTATAGAAGGATTGTCTCTAACATCAGGTACTTTATTTTGTGGATGATTTTTTAAATCGTATTGTCCTTCATAATCTGTTGGGCATACTAACATACCATAGCTATTCATTCTCATTTGACGATGTGGATAAACAAACCCACAAATGTCACACATAGCTAAAGCATTTTTAGTGCTTGCCATTAAATATATCCTAACTTTGGAACTATATACATAGAAGCTCTTTGTCTATCTTCTTCCATAGCTCTTGCAAGAAGTTCTTCATAATTAAGTTTTAAAAATTGTATTTTATCTGCCGTAACACCGGGACGTTTTATTGACATATAATAAGAAAGACCCATTGTTAAACATGGTAAAAATCTTTTAGGTATATCAGCATTTTGTATTGCTGATTTATTTACATCTTGTAATTCTTTTACTAATTCTAATTTAAGAACATCAGTTGAGTTGTCTGGTAGAGGCCACACACGTAAAACAGGATTGTCTCTTTCTCTACGAATAGAGTATTGATTAGGTCTACCTTTTTGTGTTTTATTTGGTATAAGTAGATATTCTTCTGAAGTAATTCTTTCTAATTGTAAATCTGTATCATCTCTATTAATAACAACTTCAAGAGCATCTATAGTAGAACTATCTAAAGAATATGTAGCAGTGCTTGCTGTCACAGTTAAAGAAGAAACAGATGTACTCCAAAGCATTACACCACGATTCTGCCAATCTTTAAGCATAAGATTAATAGAACGTCTAGCAGATGCTGGTTCATTACCAAGTGTGCTCTCACCACCAATCATTTCTGTAGCTTCTTGAATAACTTCATCTATATCTAGATTAAAGTTATATGTTCCTGACACTGCCATTATTTCTTAGTCCTTCTTCTTACGGCTTTCTTTCGCTTCTTGAAAGTCCTGACCATTGTGGGCTTGCCTTTTATTCCTTGTACTTTCGCTCTCTTCCTTGCGACAGCACTCTTGATCTGACCTTTGGTCATGCGTTTCGCAGTAGCTCTTGGTACGCATTTTGGATACTTCCTTTTGCTAGTTTTAGTAGACTTACGACCACAGGCTTGGAACTTGCCCTTTTTCTTAGGAGCACCAATATCAACCCAATCACCCTTTGGGCCTTTTCCAAACCAGTCTTTTAGGCTCATGCGTAACCACCACCACGTTTCTTATAGGTTCTAACTAAATATGCATTTGCATACGCTGAAGGGTATACCTTGAACTTACGTTTAGTTTCTGCTTTTACTCTCGCATAGAGACTAGGATTAGTTGGTCTAGGTGATCCTTTTTTTCTTTTTGTTTTTGGCTTTGCTTTTTTGATTGCCATCTTTCAATACCTTCTTTGCTCGTTTAGCTATTTTTACAACTTCATTCTTACCCATTACTTTTGCACGTTGTTCCATAACTGTAAGTATTTGTATTTTACGTGCATAAGGTTTCTTAACTCGTTTAACTTTAGCTACAGTAGCCCTTGCGTCTGCTGGAGTAGCAAACTTTATACTGACTGTATCTTTTGGATTTTCATCAGTATAAAGTCTACGACCAGAACCTTTAGGTTTTTTACCTGTACCTTTTTTAGGATCAGGCATTACCTAGCACGACCACCGCCACGCCTACGAACTGCTCCACCACGACTACGTGTTTTAGTCATCATGCGACCACCTCCTTTACGAGTACGTGTCTTGCTCATCATGCGGCCACCACCCATACGTTTTTTCATCTTACTTCCGTTTTTGCTTCTTCCTTTTGCCATTGGATTTCTCCTCCTTTGCATATAAATTATTAAAAGTAATATTAGGATTCATATAACTATCATCTATTTCCGCTGAATGAATATACTGACTAGGTACAAAATCTGGTGCTCCTTCTCCAGTCTCCCATAAAGCAGGGTTTGTTACTCTCACTCTATTATTAGGTAATGCTACAATATTACCTGTAAACTCACCAGCATCTATAAGTTCTAATACATGTGATTGTTTATGTTGTGCTGGATCATCAGATATATGACTATCAGTATAATCAACTGTAAACATATATCTACCTTTATAAAACTCTCCATTTATTTTACAAAGCCAAGGACTAGAAGATGTTCTATCCATAACTATTACACTGTGATTTCTAGCAGAACAATCCCAAGGTTGTACAAAATGTGTTGGCATTTGATTAGGCCATTCTTCTAATGGTGTATCAGCTACTAAAGCATTAATTGGCATTCTTGCCCACATTGCTCCACCAGATGTATTTTTTTCTTCATCACAACCTGTAAATACAATTTGAAAACTTAATGATCTATCTGGTATTGTATTTACAGCTATTGCCATTGCATGTAAATATTCTCCTTGATATTGTTCATGATTATATGTAAACTCTTTACGCACCCAACATTTAAAATGAGGAATGTTTGATATTAAGTAGGACATTTAATTTTAGCATCTCCATCTTCTACGTGCTTGTCGCAAGCGGCTATTAGGATTCTTAGCTGCTTTTGGAAATTTCTTCATTTGCCCTGCTGACCTTGCACAGAAAGACTTACGCCTTGCTGCTCTTTTTGCTGTTCTAGGTTTTGATTCTGTTACGGCTGTTTTTAATTTAGAGCCGGGATTCTTACGTCTATATGCGGCTACACCTTTAGCAGTCATACCTGCACCAGACTTAGTAGGACGTTTATGACCACCTTTAATGGTCAGTCCTTTCATGCCTGTACCTTTTCTTTTTGGTTTACGTGCAGCCATTCTATACCTTTACATAAGTATCTTTAAATTTCTTTACTAAAAATTCACACACATCAGTTGAATATTTTTTCCATTCTTTTGTACACTCTTCACAATTACAATCCATTTTAAAATTATAATCTCTTTTATGAGGTCTAAGTCCACTATAATTTATTTTAGAACTATCTACTTTATAAGACATTATATAGGTTTATTTGAATAAGTAGCATTACCAAAACCTTTTACAGCTTGACCTACACCACGAACTTTACCTCCCATATTACGTTTTACTCTACCACCTGCTTTATACTCTTCTGGTTCTTCAAAAGCAGAATCACTAGTGTCAAAAGTTATATTACCAAAAGGTGTTTTAACTAGACGTTTTTTACCTTCTAGTCCTTCTTTTCCTCTTAGTCCTACAGCACCTTTTACCATTTTACCAAAAGACATTGCTTCATCTTTTTTAGATTTTGTTTCTTTTGGAAGTAAATTAACCTCTGGTTCATCTATAAAAGAAGTTTGTTTAGTTTTTGTTTTAGGAACAGAA